GGCATACTAGCACGTCACACGGAGTGACTATACTAAGATCAGATTTGGAGAAGTACGCCCCTGATTACGAGACTATAGTGGATCCGATAACAGCAGAAATGACTACGGGAACTATGAAGCCAGGACTACAAGTTCTGGGAGTAACAGAGGCAAAGCACGGAACGTACATAATAGGAGATACTAATCTCCGTCAATCAGATTTCGACATGACTGATTTCCCTTTTCCGGTAACGGATAGTGAACCAGCAATGTTAAGACCTGTTGATGGGGTTAGTCCAGCAACTAATGCCTTTGAGAAGATAGGACAACAGTACTACCACGGAAAACCGAAATTGATCGATACTGACTTACTAGAATTTGCGCCACAGACGTATAATAGACATAATGTAAGACAGTTGACACCTTTTGAGGCAATTCATGGAGTTCCCGGACTGATACCATCGCTTGATAAAAGAACCGGCGTCGGTTACTTTTATAAGAAGATGGGATTCACAAGGAAGACGTTATTCTACGATAAAGAAGGAAAACCATTTGTACACCCTCTCTTGTATTGTTCGGTTATGAACAAATTACAATCGATAAGAGAGAAGAAGCTAATAGTTCCAGTTTTCGAAGACACGTTGAAAGACGAGCTGAGAGACGGGGAACGAGTTAGGCTTGGAAAAACCAGGTTGTTCACTGCAGGAGATTTAGATTTCTTGGTGATACAACGTATGGTCCTGGGTACCCTAATAGTTGAGCTAGAGGGAGACCCAGTAGGAGGACCGTGCGCTTTAGGCCTCAACCCACATTCGGTGGATTGGGGACAGCTATTCGCACGACTCGGAGGAAAAGCGGAAATACTCAATAAAATTCTCGCAGGAGATTTTAATGGGTACGACATTTCGGTCAAAAATGAAGCACTAGACGCATTTGTCAAAATGTGTCTGTTGTTAACGATTGGCTTAATTGATCCGTACCTAGTTGAGTGGGTTATACGCGCAACCTTCCTAGGTTGGCACGTGTATGGACGAACTTGGTACCTCAGACCTTGGGGAACCAATAGTGGAAGCTACATAACTTCACTATTTAACTCTTTTGTTAATTGGTGGCTACATAAGCAAGCTTTCCTCGCCCTGTACCCACAGGGACAGTTCAGAGATGTACCCTGTTCATTTACCGGCGACGACTCGGTCGTTGGAGTGGAGGAGAAGTACGCAGCGTACGATATGACATATCTAGCGCGGTACTTTAAGGATACCTTCGGGATGACGTACACATCATGTTTCAAAGACGATCGCAGAAGTTTAGAAATTGGTGAGATACAGTACCTGAAGAGGAGATTCGTGGACGGCGAAATTGGCATAATGGCTCCCCTTGAAGAGAGGAGCATGTATGACATGGTCGCTTGGGTAAATAAAGACCCTAACCGCGATATTATTCAATCTATACTCGATTCCCTGCTTTTAGAGGGATTCCATTATGGAGAGAAGAAATATAACCAGCTATACGTTTGGGCCTCCAAACAGCAACTATTGGGAGGCAACTACAAGCTGATGAGCTACGCTGACATGCGTGTCATGCGTCGAGCTGACTACGTGTAAAATCGTGGTCCCCTCCTGGGCATGAGTATAAACTGCCTCGAGACCGTCTCCCCTTGTCTGGGAGATACGGGATGGTACCCGGCAACAGAAAT